ATATATAAGGGTGGGAATTAAACGAAGATTCAATAGGGTGGGAAAAATGTTCCACGTGAAATATTGTGTGAAATAAAAAGTTTTTACGGCTATCATATATACTTATTTTATAATGCTTCTATTGATAATCAATGAGTTATGCAATAAAACTGTTGTGAAATTTGTTCCACGTGAAACATATTTAGGGGAATAATGGAGGTGGTGTAAGACCACTCAAAGCCTAACGAGTTGAAAACCAATTAGTAAACTATGCTATAACAAAGAAAATATATAGCATTAAATAACAATTATATGTACCAAACAATATTCTTTATGAAAGATGGATCTATTAGCACTAGAGTGTTTGATAGTTATCCCACTGATAAGATGATTGAGACTTCTGGTCTTAATTGGGATGATATATCCTCTTATGAGACACATTATTAAGAGCCTGTAATAGGGCTCTTTCTTTTTAATGCACCATTCTATCTTCCCAAGAGATAGCAGTTATAACATAGTTGAGGTTAGTAGACTTTATATAATCAACTTAAGATAAGGTTATATAAAGAACGAAAGCCTAAAATCCACATATTGGAGTAGACGTACAAAAATGTTATAACTGAGTGCAGAGGGTTTTTTGGTTTATGCATATTTTTAATTTTAAAAAGCTCTGGTGTTTCTACACTGGAGCTCTATAATGCATCATTCTACAGTGGATATGAAGACTTCTTACACCAGAATAATCTAACTTCCCAGCAGAGGGAACTGGTCACTAAAGATAAGATGTGAAACCACCTGATTAGACAACATCATATAAATAACTCCACAATAAGGTGGCTAAGTTATATGAGAGAACAATATTGTTCGTTAACTAAACTAATCAGCTCCCAAGGTGTAGCAGTTGTAATAGTAGGGAGATTATAAAAGTATCCTAATACCTGTTTGGAATATAATAGGACTATTACAACTCAATGCAGAGGGTATTAAAATATAATAGGTTGCTGGCATATCAGCTAAATAACCGCTAAGTGGACATTTGCCTATTATATTTTATTTTAATTAAACCAATTTAACAAACAATAAATCAATTAGTTATGAACGCAAAACAAGAGTTTATTCAACACGTAGGTATTAGAACTGTCTTATGTGCTACAGTAATGTATACAGGTGGAATGTGGCTTTTAGATGATAGTGCAAGTAAAACATTTAATCTTAAGGCATTACACACTCCAGAAGATTATAATAGATTTCTAAGTGATTTAGATTTCAATTATGATGCAGGATATGGTGGACAAGAAGTATTTGGTACTATTTGGTATACAGATGGCACTTGGTCTGACAGATGGGAATATGATGGCTCAGAAGGTTGGCAATCTAATAGTTGTCCTGAAATTCCTGCAGAATTAGAATCTAATAACCAAATAATCAATTAGTTATGAAAACATTATTCTTATGTATAGCATGGATTGTAATATTCATGCTATTTTTCTTCCTATTGAGTACAATAGGAATGTTATGGGGATATAGTTATAAAGCTATTATTAGTAATGTAGAATGGTTTGGCACATACACAATGCTCATAGGATGGTGGATTGCCACATTTTGTGTTATGGAAATAAATGAAGAATATTAAACCAATAAAATATGAAAGAGAGAAATAAGAGCCAAGAGAAGACTACACCAAAAAATATGAAGAATATGAGAGCATTTGTTGTAGAATATTCTTCAGGTGAATCCAGATTGATGAGAAGAATCAAAGCTGGTAAGGCTAATGGTAACAAACTAACAAAAAACACACCATATTTAAAATCTTAAATTATGAAACATCTATTACTAGCATTAATGCTATTTGTTTCTGCATCTGCTAAATCAGCTATAACAGAGGATGAGAATACATTATATCAAAGTATATTATGTATGGATTTTGATCAGCCTGACATTATTTGGGCTCAAGCTGTCCTTGAAACAGGACATTTAAAGAGTAAGCTGTGTATTAATTATAATAATCTATTCGGGATGAAATATCCTAGAAAGAGACAAACATTGTCTTATTTAAGGACAAAGAAAGGATATGCTGCATATGAATCAAGAGATAGTTCTATTGCAGACTATTTGTTGTGGCAGAAACATATGATTAAGCGTAAGCTCAGTGTAAATGATTATTTAAGATATTTAGACAGAGTGTATTGCGATGTTCCTGGTTATTCAAAACAGCTAAGAAAGCTGTTGAGAAAGAACAAAGGAGATTTGAATGCAATAAAAAGGATGATGGAAGCATATAATTTACAATTACAAACTAAAACAAAGAAAATGAAATTTGAAGATTTGGTAACTATATACTATTTACCACAGTATTTTATAACTGGTTGTTAACTAGTTAGGTTATAAATTTACGATTTATTGATTGTTTAAAGAAATATATATGTGTTATTGGGTGATTTTATGAATTGAGTATAAATCAAAAAAATTATTCTATATTTTAATTAGATTGTATTAATTTAAAAATATATGCAAAACAATAATTTTATATTTTGACAAAAGAAGAATTAAGGGCGGTAAATAGTCGATTTAACGAAAGACTAAGAGATATTATTAAGAGGGATCATGTTAATAATGGATTACCATTGTACTTAGGTATGCCAAGTGAGTGTCTTATTAGTTGCGGTATTCCTGATTTACCTATTGAAATGTCTGCCCAAAGATTAATTGATAAAAAACTACAATCAAATCACCCTTTTAATACTCTTTCAGTTGTTCATATGCCAGATTATTTATCTAACCCTATTGCAGTTTTTATTAGTAAAACTACTATTGGGAGTAAGGTAATACTTACTGAAATGCAAGATAATGGGGTTAATTTAATTGTTGCATTGCAAATGAATAAACAAAAAAGAGATTATAATATAAATGATATTAGAAGTGTTTACCTAAAAAGTAATTTTACGGAAATTCTTAGATGGATTGCAGAGGATAATCTAATGGAGTGGGCTAATAAACAAAAAGCCCTTGATTGGGTGGGCAAACAGCAGTACATTTCCGCTGAGGTTACCCAATTAATCAAGGACAGTACAAATGTAATTAAAAATAATTACTAATTATATTTAATTATATTAAAAAAAGGTTAAAAAATGGGCTATTGAGCTTCATGCTTGGGGTATGTTTGCAAATACAGCTGATGAATACAAGCTTATAATGAGAGTGATTGAAAAGCTTAGTCTTAATGGATATGATATTAAAATACAACACATTCACACAAATACATGCTTATACATGTTATATGCATCATAAAAATTAAACATATGAAATTATTATTAGGGGTTTTATTGTCAAACTTTACATCGGTATTAATTATAGTATTTACATTCTTTATACCTTATAGTAAAATACATTTATTAGAATTACTACTTATACTATTTGTATTATATAGTGCTTCTGCTATTCTTATATTAGGTAGTGTAGATCAAAAATGCTCACAGGCATATCTAGATGGATATTCTGATGGAGATCACTCATCAAGAAATAAACAATAATATGAAAAAATACCCACATCCTTTAGAAGATTCATTAATTGATTTTAATCCTTGGCCAGTGATAACATTATTATTATTTGTTCTTGGAATATATTTTGGTACATTAATAGAAAAAACTAGATATGATATGCCAGAAGAGTTTAATCAATATACTATTTCACGTGATACAGCACATCCAACAGAAATGATGGTGATATATAATGAAAGATTACTAAAATACACTTTTGAATTCACAGACAAATGAAAAATTATAGAAACCAAATGACAGCTCTAATACTAATAATGGTGTTAGGGTATACACTCACTTATTTAATAACATAAATAATAAATCAAAATGAAAACCATCCAAGTAACACCTACAGAATTTTATCTGTTTAAGCAATTAGCAAATTTCTTATACAGTTTTAAAGTGATTAATTCATTAGTTCATATTGAAGCTGATGAAGAACAATTGGCTATGTTAGGATATTAAACATATTATATGTATATACCAGCAAAACTTTTATTTAGAAGCTACATGCCTAAACAATTAGAAAAAGGCATGTGGTTTCTATCTAGAAAACAAGAAGTTGTATATGGTAACTTGTATAGTTATCTACAGATATATGAGCTTAAAGATATTCCAAGAGACACAGATAGTTTCTTAGAAATTAATGGGGCTCCTGTAGAACTATATATAGTTGCACAAATGACAAATCCTGATTCAACAGAGATTATATTGGCTGAACCACATGAAATAGGTTGGTTAGATGAAGGTAATTGGTCTGATGAACTAACTGAAATTAATATAGAAATTGTTAATTATATATTAGCTGAGTGGGGAGGTGATGTAATAATTGAAGCTGATGAGGATGAAAATATTATTATTTATGAACAAAAATGCACAATTAGAACCATTGATAATGTTCCAGAGGATGAAGAAGAAGAAGTGGAAGAGCTTTGGGATGATATGGATGATGATAGTTGGCGTGATTAAAACTATTTATTGTGAAAGCATTAAAAAAAGTATTTGAACTATTGTATAAAGACAAGCAGCCAAAAGAACGGCCTAAGAAATTAGAAGTTAAGATGAGAAGTATTTCTACACCTGAAGAAAGAGAATCTTTCAACAAGTGGTGTAGAGAGTTCAATGTAAGTGTATTATATGATAAGGATAAACAATTTGGTTAGTTTGGATGTGTTTCATTGACTAAAGCTCCTCTATTAAAGGGGAGCTTTTTAATTAAATTAATTATTATGACAAAACCATCTTATGTAAAGGCAGCAAATAAGAAAGCTGTTAGAGAATTTATATTCTCACATTTTCAATTGCCATCTGTTATAGGCCTTGCAGGTCCAGATATAAATGAATATATTGAGTGGTGCCATGCTAAAGGAATAAAAGATGTGGAAATATGGGAGAATACACCAGATGTTATGATGCAACAGATGATGAAAATTAAACATCCTGTTACAATGAAGTTTGGAAATATATTAAATGCAAAGTTGAAAGACAATGTGTTATATGATCTTGATTATTGTGTTACAGTGAAGTATATGAAAGAGCATATACAGAAGTTTAAAAAAAACTTTATAATGACATTTTCTAGAAGAATCAAAGGAGAACACTATGGTTACACTATTAATAAATTCTTTGAAGATAGAAAAGAGAAGATTGTTAGTTCTATTGATAAACTCTATCCTGTTAAACATACAATTTTTACAACAAACATTGGTAAATACATTTATACACCTTATTGGGACACATCAGCAATGTGTTGCATAACAAAAATTAAATAAAATGGCAAGAGAATTCAAATTTTGGTCAAATTCAGAAATAAAAGCATTAATTACATCTATTGAAAAGTTTCAATCTATTCCTAATGCAGCTGAATGGTTATCTCCTAAGATTAATAGACCAGTTGTTAATATAAGTCAAAAAGCATATGTTTTAATTAAAGCAGGAATTATTAAAAGTCCTAAAGTTAAAATAAAACAAAAAGATGCTAAAAAAGATACAGGTGTAAATCTTCCTAATGGATTTTCATTTGATTTCACTCCAAAAAGAGCTGAAATGTTCAAAGATCATGTTAAGTTATATTTCTAATTATGTCTATAATAGATATTCCAGATAAGATATGTCCTCATTGTGGAGGTACACGATGGTCTATTAGAAAAGAAAAAATAAAAGATGAAATAAAATACAGATATAGGTGTCCAAGTCAAGAAAACGAAAGTAAAAAAAGACGTATTGAAAAAATTCCTAATTTTTACAAAGATTTATATAAAAGAAGAGGAAAAGAATTACGTAATAAATATGTTTCACGTGGATATTTTCAATCTGAAAAATATAAAAATAGAGAAAGTAAAAGAGTAAAAAAACAAAGAGATAATTTAACTGATACATATATAAAATCTTTAATTCTTAATGATATAAATAGATTAGTAATAAATGCATCTGAAATACCGTTAAACCTTGTAGAACTTAAACGTAAACAAATTCAGCTTTATAGACAATTAAAACAAAATGCAGAATGAAAAAATATGTATAAGATGTAAACTAGGTGTAAAAGATGTTAAATTTCAAACACCTGGTTCTAAACATTGTATCAAATGTGCTAATGCTCTTTATTATATTAGAAATAAGGAAGCTATTGATAATAGAACATTAGCAAGATATTATGCCAAACATGAGGAAAATAAAAAAAGAGCTGCTGAACGCACATCAATGTGGAGAGCTGCTAATCCTGATAAAGTTAAGATAGAAAATAAAAAGAAATATAACAAAGTAAAAGCTGATCCTATTAAATATCAAAAGCAATTAAAATGTGTTAAAGAACAAAAGGCTCAAAAAAAATATAATCATTTAGAACAGGCATATAGAGATAGAAGTAAAGAAAATCTTACAGATAATTATATTAAAAGAACTTTTTTATCTCATATAGTTAAAATATCATATAATGATATATCACAAGAACTTGTAGAATTAAAACGCAAACAATTATTATTAAATAGAACAATTAAAAATCAAACAAATGGCAACTAAAACAGTAAAAACAATTACAATTACAGAAGTTATTGATGTAACACGTGAAATGGGTGATAAGGTTATGACTCAGTACAATAAAACAAATGACATCAAGTTAGGAGATTTAGCATTAAATGCTTACAAAACAGCAATACAAGCTGCTAAAACCCAATTAATCTATAAAAAACTAACAGGAACTCCAGGAGAAATAGATTTTCTAAAATAAAACCAATAACAATGGCACATTACACACTAGTTTACTCAACCAGAAATTATCTCAAAACTGTTCTCTCTTATACACCAGGAGAAGATGCAATAGACAAGTTCTTAAATAAGGTGGTAGATTATTCTCAGCAAAAAGTGGCCAAGAAAAGGCTATCGTTAAGAAATAATCATTATTTTTACACTCCTTCTAATGAATATAAACAAAGGTTTATTAGATTTAGAAATATTTAATTAACAAGGGGGATTTATTTCCCCCTTTACATATGGGGCTGTTATTGGTAATTGATCCGTATGAGAATGGTAGTATCACATGCAAGACTAGGAGGAGTCAAACAACCTCTAAACAATGATCGTAGATCACCAATCAGTAGGAGCAAGCATCATCAATATGGCGTTTGCATCAGTTGAGTTAGCAGTAGCTGCTTAGTCAATCGCTTGACCAGCGTACAAAAAGGTCACAAGCATACCAGTCTTCCTTGTTTACTGGTGATAGAATAAGGTGGTGGCAGTGTTGTACTAACCAGTATGACCCCAATACGGTGCAATTCGTAAGCTTATAAGCTGACAAATAGTACAAAGTTGTCAGGCTATAAGCTGACTAAGCATGTAAGAATGGTATTATGATTACTTACGGAGACAGGGGTTTAAATTCGGACCCACATATTAGGAATAATGTGTTAAAAATTGGAAGAATTGCTGGAAAGCTAAGTCAGAAATGATATGCTAATCAGCAGCCGAGCTTTAGGGAAGACTAAAGAAGGTTCAGAGACTAGGGACACTAAGGTGAGCCTACAGCATCCAACACCTAGAACAGGTGATGATATAGTCCAATCCAGCTAGAAATAGTTGATATAAAATTTGGAAATGTGGTATATTTACCCTATTTTCATAGCTAAATTATTTAACTATGAATTGGGATTATATTACAGGATTTTTTGATGCAGATGGTTCAGTGACATTATCTGTTCTTTCAAAAGGTAGAAACAGATCACCAGTAATTTCGTTTCATAATAACGAAATTAGTATTTTAATTAGTATTCAATTATTTATTGAATCAGAATTAAACATTAAAGGTCATATATCTATCAAGCGAAAGAAGCAAGAAAATCACGAAGATGCTTATGATTTAAAATTTGTTGATCTTCCTAAATGTATAGCTATATTGAAAAATATAAAAACTATACATGTAAAAAAGAAAAAGAGATTTGAAATTATAGAAAAGCTAAAAGAACTAACACCTAGAAATGGCAAGTATACTGAAGATATACTTACACTTAGAAAAGCATTAGAAACTGAATTTTTTAAGGGATAGCGAATCCCCTCAGCTCCACAACAGTCTTAGGTAGCTCAATTGGTAGAGCCTTTAATTGTATTAAAGAGTATGTGGGTTCAAATCCCATCCTGAGACCTAAATTAACAATTATGAAACAGTTATTAGCAATTTTATTAATTAGTGGATTAGCCAGTTGTGCTACAAATATGTATGCATATAGAAAATGTCCTACAAATGACAAGAAGTTCTTTTATAACGAAATGGGTGCTAGAGTGCCTAAAACATTTAGAAAATGAATGTACTTATATATGATATAGAAACATTAAAGGAGCTGTTCCTTGTTGTTATCTATAATCCACAAACAGATGTTACATATGAATTTGCTGTAAGCAAATGGAATAATCAATTAGATCTTTTTGTTAGATTTACAGAACAACATGAAGACTATTATTGGGTGGGATATAATAATCTACGCTTTGATAGTCAAGTGGTTGAATATATTATTAGAAACTATGAAGATTGGCAAACATTGAGTGGATTAGAGATATGTGCTAAAATAGCATTAAAAGCCTCTGATACCATTCATGATGCTAATTATGATGTATTTCCTGAATATAGAGAAGAAGCTCTTAGTCTAAAGCAAATAGATCTATTTAGAGTGAATCACTATGATAATAAGAATAGACGTGTTAGTCTAAAGAGATTGGAGTTTGAAATGGATCTTGAGAACATTGAAGAGATGCCTATTCATCATGAAAAGATTGATATGTCAAAAGAAGACATAGAAACTACGATCAACTACTGTCACAATGATGTTATGGCTACATATGAGTTTTATAAAGTGACTATTGGTGAAACTAATCACCCTCTGTATAAGGGCAATAACCAAATAGCTCTTAGACAGGATATACAAGAAGAGTTTGGTATTCCTTGTTTGAACTATTCAGATAGTAAAATAGGCGATGAGATGATCAAGAAGTTCTATTGCCAGGAGAAGAACATACAATATAGTGCATTACCTAAGAAAGGAACATTCAGAAAGGAAATAAAAGTGAAAGACTGTATTGCACCATATATAGAGTTTCAAACTCCTGAGCTACAGGTGTTCTTTAAGAAGGTGAGAAGACAAGTGTTACGTATACAAGATGATTTCAAAGAGAGTTTGTTCTTCTATAACAACACTTATTCATTCATGAAGGGTGGATTGCACACAGAGAACAGACCAATGATATTTGAAGCTGATGATGATACATTTATTATTGATTGGGATGTGAGCTCATACTATCCAGCTATTATTATCAACAATGAACAATATCCTGGACACTTGGGAAAAGAATTCTTAAGAGGATATAAGACAATGTTTGATAAGAGATTGGAAATGAAACCGTTAGCTAAGAAGGATAAGAAAATAGCAGGTATTGTTAGTGCACTAAAGCTAGCTGTTAATAGTGTTTACGGTTGTTAAGAAGTTGTTAAATTTAATTTAGTTCTTTGAATTTACAGAAAGTTTAAGTAAGTTTATAAAAATTCTTACTTATGGAAATTACAATAGCACATAATTGTTCTTTAGAAAAACCTGGAGTTTATGTTATTGAAAATCTAATGAATAATAAAATATACATTGGATCTTCTACAATGAGAGTTATAAAAAGAATAGAACATCATATTTCTATGTTAAGAACAAACAAGCATAAAAATGCTCATTTACAAAATGCTTTTAATAAATATGGTGAAACTAGTTTTTGTGCTTCAATTATAGAAACTACAGAAAAACATAATACTCTTGAAAGAGAACAATATTGGATGGATCAACATAGTTTTGATGATTTATACAATATTAATCCTCTTGCGTCAGGTACTCCTAATATGTCAAAAGAGACAATATTAAAGAGGGTTGAAACTATAAAGAAAAGATATGCTTCTGGAGAATTACAATCTAATTTTAAGAAAGGTCATACTCCTTGGAATAAAGGAAGATCTGATATAGATTACTCATACTTAAAAGGTGTGAAAAAAACTAAATCAGATAAAGTGATAAATAAACTTAAAGACCAAAGTGAAAAAATTAGAAAAAGTTCTCCAATAGTATATGTTTATGATGTGAATTATAATTTTCTTGCAAAATTTAGATGTGCAAAAGACCTTGAAGAATGGTCTTTGACAGAACATAATAACCTACCAGTCAAAGGTAGATTTGAAAAAGAAAGAATGGGAAAACCATTAAATTTCTTAAGTTCTGGAAACATTAACAAATCTTGCAAAACTGGTAAATTATACAAAGGACTAAGATTTAACAATCAGCCGCTTCATGAAGTAATTCATGTTGAAAAATTGAGCAAAAACGGTGAAGGGTGTGATTCCTAATACCGTGCTAAACTAATAGATTACGAAAGGTTATTAGTCAGTGTAACGCATAGGAGATGAATAAATATAATTCTCCCACGAGTGCTCAACATCCTTAAGGATGAAAATATATGCTGGACTTACAGGAATAAGAACTGTAAGAACTATAGGATAAAAAGCCTATAGGATAACAAAATCGAAGAGTTCTGATATGCAGAATTGGATTTATGACAGAAGGTTAACAATGTTTACCACTATCACAGGTGAATTAAGCCTTTTGATGTTGATAGAGCAATATGAATTAAGAGGTATACACGTTATATCAGCTAATACAGATGGTGTCACAATTATGGTAAAGAAAGAACAGCTAGAACTAATGAAAGCTGTTAATGAATGGTGGATGAACATCACTAAGTATGAGCTAGAACGCACAGACTATCAGAAGATTATATTTAGTACAGTAAATGATTATTTAGCTATTAAAACTAATGGAGATGTTAAAAAGAAAGGCGATTTCCTCACAGATTTTGAATTACATAAAAATAAGTCTGCTAGGATTGTTCCTCTGGCTCTTGAGCAGTATTTTGTTAACAATATTCCTATTGCTGACACTATTACCAATCATACTAATATATATGACTTTGCGTTAAGACAGAAAGCTAGTAAAGATTTTCATTATGAAGGACTTACAGACATTAGTAAAACAGTGTACAATAAGCTAATTCGTTATTACATATCTAAAACAGGAGAGAAACTGTTGAAGGTTAAGAATGAGAATTCTGATTCTAATGCAGCTAATATTAGTCAGGTGGAAGCAGGAGAATGGGTGATGACAGTGTGTAATCATTTAACACCAGATCATCCTCTTAACAATATCAATTATGAATATTATATAGAAAGAGCTCAAAGAATCATTGATAAGATACAATACGAGGGTAGAAAAAAGAAAGTCAATATTGACAAAAACCAGCTTTCCCTATTTTAAACAAACAACATGACACACAAAGAAGGAAAAGAACTTTCAATGAAATCCAGATGGAAAACAACGCCATGTGGTCAAGAAAAGTGTTGGTGTTTAATGATTGAGCCTGAAATACCTATTAAGTATGATGAAGTAGAAGAATATTATATAGCAGGTAGTGGATGCATTGCAAAAGAGGAAGCAGAGCATATTGTTAAACTACATAATCAAGCCCTTCAATCAGAAAGTGAATGGATAAGTGTAGAAGATAATTAGCAGATATGTTTTCATCAAAACTAAAAGATAAAAAATGAAGCTATTTACAACTGAATTAAAATCAATAGACCCTAAAGATGGTGTTCTAAAAACATGGATGGGTCAATATGTAGAAGGTATATCTATTCAAGATGCACAAAATTATTGTGAACAACACGGTCTAGGTTATTTAAAAGTATTAGGTGAATTAATATCCGAAATACCAACAAAAAAAGACGGAATAACACCCGATTGGGATAAAAAAATTAACTACTAAAAAAATAAACTATGATAGCTGCATCTGAATTAAGAATAGGTAATTGGTTTCATTGGAGTATAATAGCATCAATGGGTCAAGGTTTTGATTATATAAGAGAAGCCAAAGAAATAGGTATGTATAATCAATTTAAAGAACCCGTCCCCCTAACCCCTGAAATACTAGAGAAGTGTGGGTTTGAAAGTAGGTTATCAAAAAATGAATATTTTATTCTATGTAGCAAAAGAAGCAGGTCTGATGGATTATTTATTGAAATAACTTTATTTGATTTTTCTTGTTCAATAGGACAACTAAACCATTTTTCACATCAATTTGGAGAATATAAATACCTACACCAACTACAAAACCTATACTTTTCTTTAACAGGTAAAGAACTAACAGTAAGTTTATAAATTGACAAAAACAAGAACTATTAGTACCATTATAAACAAAAAACTAAACTATGAATTGTAATACAGTATTATTTCATCCAAGCCAATTAGGTCGCTTATGGACAGAACCTAAAGATAAAGCTGCTAGAGAGAATGGGGAACTAAGTGCAACAAGTAAAGCGTATCTATCAGAAGTAACAGATAAAAAATGGGTTGCCAATATATATATTAATGGCAGACAAAAATATATAGGTTCATTTGAAACAGAATTAGAAGCTGGTGAGGCGTATCAAAATAAATTAAAAACTATAAATAAATAATTATGAATAAACATAAAGAATCATTAGAGAAGATACTTTCTCAGTCAAATGATAGCGATAGTAGAGCAATAGCATTAACAACCCTTAACTCCCAAGATAGGATGTATTCAGAGGAAGAAGTAATAGGAGAAATACAATTCCCATTTGATGATAAGAAGTCATATCCTGAAGATTTTAGCCATGAAAATGGTCAGTATCAAAACAGATGTTTTTTATGTACCCACTATTTTTTAGGGCATAAAAGAAGGGTAATGTGCAAAGAATGTTTCACTAAAACAGAATCGGTTGAACCTAAAGAACAACCTACTTCCTTATTCATAGAGAAAGAAGCAGATACTCCAACAGATAGACAAATAAACGCTATTAGAACGGTATTTAGTAAAATTAAAACTAAAGAAGATGCAATAAAATTCTTAATAGATGCAGGGATAGAATTGGAAGAAGCAGATACAGAGAGTGAAAAGACCTTAACAGAACATTGGGGAATTAAAAAAGAAGTAGATACAAAGAGTGAAGTAAAATGTCATTCCTGTAATGGAACAGGTGATATTAATTATTTTGTAACAGGTATTAGTGGAAGTGAAGATGATAGTTATCCATGTACTAGATGCAATGGTACTGGAAGAGAACAACCCAATACAGAGGCAATCAGAGATTCAAGGGAAACAGATAAAATCAAGATTCCTTATAAAAAGATTGTTACCAAAGAACAACCAAATACAGTAGAGAAGATGGCAGAGGAGTTTTCAAGTATGCAAAGTAAAGATGAACATGATCAATATTATGTTGAATTGGGTTTTATCGAAGGTTATAACAAATCACTAAATGAATTAGAGAAGGATATTCAAGAGTATGACCTTAATCAAGGTACAGATAAATTGATGGTGCAAATATTAAACCGCATCCAACAACTTAAAAACAAATAGACAATGAACCTAGAAGGCAGAAAAAGTAATATCTATTACGATGAAACAGGTAAACAGATTCTAGTAGGAGATTTATTGAAAGTATATCACTATGGTAATGGTAATAAAACTAGATATATGTACCATGTGGCAGTAATGGAAGAAACGCAAGACTTCCCTGTTATGTCTATAAGGCATTATAATTATATTAAACCGCATTGTAGACTATATGTTGTTTGCGATAATGACAACAGAATGTATTATGGTGCTAAAATCATTTCTGAGATGTTCAATGGAGATACCAAAAGGCTAAAAATAAAACTAACCAAATAAATAATAAACCATGAGTAACGAATTAATCACCGTACCTACATTTAACTTTTCACAGGGAGATACTTTTGATGGAGCAGAACTTCCAATACAAGTATGCTATTACAATGGGCATGATGATTTGAAAATGATTGAACTTGTACAAGAAGAGAAAAGTATTCAATTTACTTCAATCAAAGAGTTAAAACAGTTAGTTAAACTGATTGAAAGAAATCTTCCAGCAGCTACTAATTTTCTTAGTATAAAAAATAAATAATAAACCATAAACAACATGAGTCAAGAATTATGCTTAGTAATCGGAATAATCTTAGGATTTATTCTAGGTGTTAAAGTTTGCCTTATTATAAAATCAAAACCATAAACATTATGACACAAGAAGAAATACTAGAAGGTAATAAGCTAATAGCTGAGTTTGATGGAGTTGTATGGAAGGATGCCAGTCTTGTAAATTATCCAAGACCAAATAAACAATGGAGCATAAAATTCCCAAATGGAAAACAATTTAGTGAGTATGGTAATATTGATGACATTCTTTCCAAATATTGTAAATATCATTCATCATGGGATTGGTTAATGCCTGTTGTAGAGAAGATAATATATAATTATGATGAATCTAAATCGTTAGATATTATGAGGGAGTTATCATATGCTAAAATAGAATCAGTATATCAATCAGTAATTGAATTTATTAAATGGTACAATCAAAATAAATAACTATGACACCTTTACAAGAATTAATAAAAGACATTGAATTTTTAAGAGATAGAGCAGACGAACCATTGGTTAAGATTGCTTATAATATGGCTATTTCTGTAATTAGAATACACGAGCAACAACCCCCAAAAATATACACACAAGAGGAGATGGGTAAGAAAATTAAAGATGCTTTCAATACAGGATTATTAGAAGGTAAATCAGGCACAAGTATTCACGACAACCCACCTAAAAACAAATAATGGAACTAACAAACAACATAATGCATTTAATACTTTATGTAATAACAATATTAGCATTAATTTACTTATAATAAATAACCTAATAGTCAGGTGGCGGAATGAAAGTACAAAGAGTAATAGTATGTGCTGGATATGGTAGACGCAATAAGGTTGTTCCTACCCAAAAAGGAGCTTACAGGTTCAAATCCTGTCCTGACTACTAAAAATTATAACCTATGAACACAGCAGAACAAAATGCACTAAATCT